CCCGTCAATTCCGCGTGTGATGGTAATTGGACCAAAGCAGCTCCAAGACCTCTTGGAAAGCACTACCATTACGAGTAGCGATTACAACACCGTCAAGGCGTTGGTACAAGGCGAGTTGAATACCTTCATGGGGTTCAACTTCATTACCAGCACCCGGCTGGCTCACAACACCGGCACCGATGTGCGGACCTGTTTTGCGTATGCCGTGGACGGGATTACGCTAGCGGTAGCCAAAGACCTGACCGTGCGCATCGATGAGCGTCCAGACAAAGGTTATGCCGTTCAGGTGTATGCCTGCATGAGCATTGGCGCTACCCGCATGGAAGAAGAAAAGGTTGTCCAAATTTCTTGTGACGAATCGCCATAACAGGAGCTGACTAATGGCAAATAATAACACCACCAAAATCACATCCATCACGGCTGACCCGTCGGTGAATGTGAATGCTGCTGAAGCCCACGGGCGGATGCGGGTCTGGTACGACAGCTTTGAAGCCAGTGCTACTGCTTCTGCTGATACGATTACCTTTGCAAGAATGCCGAAGGGCGCCACCATCTGGGAAGTCAAGGTGATGGCAGACGCACTAGGCGCAAGCGTGACCATCAAGGTCGGTGATGCTTCTGACGATGATCGTTTCATTACGGCCACCACGATGAACACCGCCAACCTAGTGACCAATACCAACGCCATTGACGGCGTCGGTTACAACTACACGGCCCAGACCGATCTGATTGCTACCGTTGGTGGCGCAGCCGCGACTGGGACGATTAAGTTCATGGTCTTCTACACGTTAGGAGACTAATGACCAGCGTCGTTCAGATTTGTAATATCGCCCTGTCCAACCTAGGCGAGGCGAAAATCGCAGCGCTGACCGACGAAAACGAGCGGGCGCGGCAGTGCAACCTTCGCTATGAAGACTGCCGAGATGCCGTGCTTCGCTCTCACCCCTGGAATGCGGCGGTCACCCGTGCGGCTCTGGCTGCCAGTGTCACCGCTCCAGCCTGGGGGTATGCCAAGAAGTTTGCCCTCCCCGCTGACTGTCTCCGAGTCTTGGACATTGAAGACTTTTACCAGGACTACAAAGTGGAAGGCCGCTTTGTGTTTACCGATGCAACAGCGGTCAACCTTCTTTACATTGCCAAAGTCACCGACCCCACCCAGTTTGACAGCTTACTACTGCACGCCATTGCCATGAAGCTAGGCAGTGAGATCGCAGAAGCGCTCACAGGCCGTGCGGAGCTGCGTGACCGAATGCTTTCAAAGTATTTACAGATTCTAGCGGAGGCCCGTGGCGTAGACAGCCAGGAGCGCTCCCAGGCAGGCGAGTTCATTGCGGATGGCTTTATTAACGCCAGGTTGGTAGGCAGCACCTACCGCCGAGCAGTACCGGCTCCATAATGCGGATTCAGGCCCTTCAATCCAGCTTTGCCGACGGGCAGATTTCGCCTAGGATGCAAGGTATGGTTGAACTGGAGTCCTACAAGTCCAGCCTCGCCAAGCTAGAAAACATGATCGTGCTGCCGCAGGGCAGCCTAACCCGCCGACCTGGAACCTTCTTTGCGGCCCGTACAAAAAACAATGGGGCGGCAAGACTGATCCCCTTTAGCCGTGGTCAAGGCACCAGCCTGATCCTAGAGTTTGGCAACCTCTACATTCGGTTCTTTGCCAATGACGGCCCTGTCCGCACCGATGACATTGCAGGCACCTACAGCCAAAGCACAACTACTGTCACGGTAACGAAGTCTACACACGGCTACAGCGTTTCTGATGAGGTATACCTCAATTTTACCAGCGGAAATGGCATTGATGGGTTCTACACCATTGCCACCGTCCCTGATGCCAACACTTTCACCGTCACCAGCACTACCAGCCAAAGCACCAGCGGCAACGTAAACATCAGTCAGCGCTTTGAAATCACCACGAGCTACACGGCTGCCCAGGTTGATGAGCTGAGTTTCACACAGTCTGCTGACGTTCTGTTCCTAGCGCACCCTAGCCACCCGCCAGCCCGCCTAGAGCGTTTCGACACCAACCTCTGGACCTTAACGAATCTACTGCCGTCTGTAGTGAGCGGAACCTACACCACTCCTACCGTAGTCTTTACAGATGGGCCGTTCCTGGCGACCAACACCACGACCACCACGATGACGGTAGCGCTGGCCGATACCGCCAACTGGACAGCCAGCTTTACGAATGGAGCTTTGAGTCTGGAAGAGGTCGGCACGGTTAGCCCAAGCAATGTCGATGTCACCACCAACACCTTTACGCTAGCGAATCACCCACTGGTGAACGGCATGAAGGTGCAGTTCACAGGCGGCTCTGGCATCACTAAAGCGCCCGTCACCGGCACCTACAGCCAAAGTAGCACTACCGTAACCGTGACCGAAACAGGCCACAGTCGCAGTACCTCCGATGAGGTCTACCTGGATTTCACTTCAGGCGCAGGAGTCGATGGCTTTCACACAATCACGGGAACTGCTGGCGATGACTTCACTGTGACTAGCGGCACCAGCCAGACAATCACAGGCCCTGAAGATGTGACGGTTTCCACAAGATTGGCAACGGGCACCGATTACTTTGTCGTTAGCGCCACACAGAACACCTTTAAGATTGCTACGACAGCAGGCGGGACCCCAATTGATCTGGCGAGAGCCCCGGATACGGAAGACCTGACTTTCAGCAAATCTTTTGTAGACAAGGATGTCTATGTGCGGGTTACGGCCAGTTCGATCAGTGGGATCAACGATGGCGAAGGCTTCAAAAGCACAGACCGAGGGCGCTACCTACGGCTGAACAGTGAGATCGCCCCGCAGATCAAATGGGGGTACGGCGAAATCATCGAGCGTCTAAGCGGATCAGAAACCACGGTTGTGCTGGTCAAACTCAAGAAAGCCATCGCAGGCGTAGGCGCTACTACAGAGTGGCAGCTAGGCAGTTTCAGCGAGACAACAGGCTACCCGCGTACCGTACAGATTTATCAGCAGCGCCTGGTCTATGCGGGCACCAGCGAAGAGCCGCAGACTCTGTTCTTTAGCCGCACTGGTGACTTCTTCAACTTTGCCGCTACCGAACCCCTTGGACGCTCTACCGGCCAGTTTGACAGCGCAGGGCGCAGCATTATTGGTGAGCAAATCTATGAAGACAATGCGCTCAGTCTCACCATCAGCTCAGACACCGTGGATCAGATCGAATGGCTGAACGAAGACCGCCGTCTAACGATTGGCACCAGCGGTGGCGTATTCCAGTGCTACGGGACCGATGATGATTTAACGCTGACCCCTTTCAATTTTACAATTGCCAAGGTGAGCGCCTGGGCGGCAGATTCCACAGGCTTGCCCGCCAAGATTGGCAATAACCTACTATACATTCAACAGAACGGGCGGAAGGTTCGTGAACTGGCCTTCGACAAATTGCAGGACCAGTACAGCGCGGCAGACCTGACGCTTAGAAGCGAAGACATATCAGAAACCGGCATCATCGCCACCGCCTACCAGGATCAGCCCTACAGCGTGCTGTGGTGCTTGCGGAACGATGGCAGGCTAGCGGGTCTGACCTATGTGGATCTGTTACAGATGCGGGCCTGGCACCGCCACACCATTGGCGGCAGCCACAGTGATGCGACCTATGGATCACAGGCAAAGGTGGAAAGCATTGCAGTCATTCCAAGAGGTTCACACGACCAGCTCTGGATGATTGTAAAGCGTGACATCGACGGGGGCGTGAAGCGCTATATCGAATTCATGGAGCGCTATTTTGTCGCCAGCGAGGTCGTACCAAGTGACGCCCACTTTGTAGACAGTGGCCTGGAAGAGCCACCCAGCCGTACCAGCGCATCCACCAGCGTATTGGGGTTGGATCACCTGGAAGGCGAAAGTGTGGCGATCCTAGCCGATGCTGCAGTCCAGCCCAACCGCACGGTCAGTTCTGGAGCGATTACCCTACAGACCGCTGCGACTAATTTCCGCATAGGCTTTGGCTACAACAGCGACATCGAAACCCTGCCAATGGTAGCCGCGACCTCACAGGGCACCAGTGTAGGAAACCGCAAGCGCATCCACCGTTTTACCGTGCGTCTGCTGGAGTCACTGAGCTTTAAGTTTGGCACCAACGCCAATGATCTGGACGCCGCCACGATTGCCTATTTGGAGAGCCTTGGGCTGAACTTTGGCGTCAACATATCAGACCTGACCGAAGCGGTCTTTAGAACGGCCAGCGACAATATCGGCAGCGCCTTGGCTTTTTTTACCGGCGAAAAGACGTACCAGGTTGGCGATCAGTTCAACACGATTACCCAGTTATTCTTGAGACAGGACCAACCGTACCCGTTTTCTGTCACTTTACTAGCAATTGATTACCAGACCAACGAATGAGTGCATTAGCAGTTATTGGCGGATTATACGCAGCAAGCACTTTAATGAATATGTACGCGGGGGCGCAACAGAACGCTTCCCAGGTGCGAGCCATGAAAGCGCAGGCTGGGGCGTACCGGGTGAG